GTTACAAAATTGAAGTGCAGCCTGATGGCGGCAGTTACACCGAGATTGACACTTATACCCTTAGCGGCAAATGCACCAGTACCTATGAACGCACTCACAACGTTACCTTGACGGGTAGCGCCCCTTGGAACATTCGAATTACGCGGACCGCTGGGGCGCACAACGGCACAACTCAATTTCGCCAGATTTTCTGGGGCGGTTACACCGAACTAATTGACGCCAAATTGGCGCACCCGCTGACGGCTCTAGTTGGCATCCGGTTTGAGGCTTCGCAGTTCCCTCAAATCCCCACCCGTGCTTATGACATCAAAGGAATCAAGGTTCAGATACCAAGCAATGCCACGGTCAACGATGACGGCAGCCTGACCTATTCCGGTGTTTGGAACGGTCAATTTCAGGTCGCATGGTGTGCAGATCCAGCGTGGATTTTGCGTGACTTACTCCTCTCAGACCGCTATGGGCTGGGGCGGTTTGTTGATGCAAGCCAAGTTGACAAATGGACGCTGTATGAAATCAGCAAGTATTGCAACGCCAGTGTCAATGATGGCTCAGGTGGAACGGAACCTCGTTTCCTTTGCAACGTCTACATCCAGTCTCGTGAAGAGGCTTACAACGTTGTTCAAGACTTTTGCTCATGCTTCCGTGGCATGGCATATTGGTCCGCTGGTCAGCTTGCATTTACGCAAGACGCACCAAAAGATCCGGCGGCGCTGTTCAACAACGGCAATGTCATTGAGGGCATTTTCAACTATGAGGGCAGCAGCCTAAAAGCACGGCACACCGTTGCGCTTGTCACCTGGAACGATCCCGACAGCGCGTACCAGCAAAAGGTTGAGTACGTCTCGGATGAAGCGGCAATCGCCAAATACGGGATTGTCGAAGTACGGATGGCAGCGTTTGGCTGCACAAGTCGCGGTCAAGCAAACCGGCTTGGTCGGTGGCTTCTTTACTCCGAGCAGGAAGAAACAACTACTTGCACTTTTACCGTCGGTCTTGATGGTGCGATTGTCCGCCCCGGTCAGATCATCAAAATTGCTGACCAAATGCGTGCTGGTACTCGAAGAGCTGGACGCATTAGTAGCGCGACCACAACGGTTTTAACGCTTGATCAAAGCATTGCGGTAGATGAAGGCGACACGGTAAGCGTCGTGATGCCTGATGGTCGCGATGAGCAGCGCAGCATCAGCGATGGCGATTTTGACGCCCAGACCATCACCGTTGGCACTGCCTTTAGTTCCGCGCCTGCTGATCAAACGGTCTACGTCGTCGAGACCAGCACCGTTGCGGCAGCGTTGTATCGAGTCCTCAGCGTTACCGAAGAAGGCGAAACCTACAAAATCACTGCGTTAGAGCACAACGAAAGCAAGTACGGCTTTATTGAGGACGGCTTGGCGCTGCAACAGCGTGACATCACCACGCTCAACCAAACGCCTACTGGACCAACAGGCTTAGCAGCAACTGAAACTCTGGTTGAGTCTGGCAACCGCGTTACCACTGAAATTGAGCTGTCCTGGCGAAATGTTGATGGGGCGACGAGCTATCGGGTTTCTTACCTGACTGAAAACACCCTGAATTACACGGTGGTAGGTGACACCGCCTACAACAACATCACCTTTACTACTGACGAAGTTGGCGACTTTACCTTCCGCGTCATTGCAATTTCTCCGCTCGGTAGAACGTCTTCACCCTCCGAGCTGACGCAGGCGATTGCTGGTAACACTGCCGCACCAGCAGCAGTCACCAACTTCAGCATGGTGCCGGTCAACGGGCAGGCAAAACTGACCTGGACAAAATCAACCGAGCTTGACGTGAAGGTTGGCGGTTTCGTCCGCATTCGTCACTCACCTGATTTGAGCGGCGTCACTTGGGCGAACGCAACGCGAATTGCGCAGGATCTGCCGGGCAACACAAACGAGGCGTTTGTTGATCTTGCGGAAGGCACCTATCTCGCCAAATTTGTTGATTCTGGTGGGCGTCAAAGCATTAACGCTGCACTGATCGAATACACCCGCCCGGATCTCGATGATCTGGTCAATGTTGACAGCCAACAAGACGATCCGACCTTCCCTGGCACCAAGACCAATCTTGTAGTTGATAGCGATCTGCAAGAGCTTTTGCTTGATCAGGATGGTGGGCAAACTAGCTCTGCCGGTGATTTTGAGCTTGAGGACGGGTTTTTCTTGCTTGCTGAAGACGGCAGCAGTGACCGAAATCCAGTCGGCAACATGGTTGCAGAAGATGACGACAAGATTTTGTTTGAGGGCGGCGCTGACACTTTTCTGCTTGAGGAAGAAACTGAACCAACGACAATCAGCAATCAGCTCGTGCTTGAAGGTGATGCGACCCTGCACACATCTGGAACGTATTTCTTCAACGCCAACCCGATCACGTTCAGCGACGTTTTCAGTTTTGCTTTAACCAGCACGGTGCGCACTCGTTCGTTCTTCCCGTTTGCTGCACGGCTTGACGACGTGGCTGATTTTGACGACATCGACGATTTCGACGGTGATGCACCAACTGGCGCAGAAGTGCAGCTTTACGTCCGCACGACAGAGGATGACCCTGCTGGGTCGCCAACGTGGTCTAGCTGGCGGAATTTCACCTCGGCGCAGCTTCGAGCCAGAGCCTATGAGGTGAAAGCAGAGTTCAGCACCGAAAACAACAACGAACAGATCGCGGTTGATCAGTTGCGGATTGACTCAGACATGGCGACCCGAAGCGAGCGCAACTCTGGCACTAGCAGCACGAGCGCTGATGTGAGCGTGACTTACAACAACGCCTTTGCTGCCACACCGGTCATTGGTATCACGGCGTTTGACATGGTGAGCGCTGACTACTACACAATTTCCAGCAGCAGTGCGACCGGGTTTAATATCAGCTTCTACAATTCGAGCAACACCCGCGTCGAGCGAACCTTTAACTGGGTGGCAACCGGGTACGGGAGAACCTAATGGCTCAAGCTGACGGCACAATTCAGAACGACACGGGTTCGAACGTCAGGTCTGACCTGAATAACAATTTTGCGGCGTGTTTTACCAACAACAGCGGATCATCTGCTCCTAGCACCACCTATGCCTACATGTGGTGGGCGGATACTGGTAACGGTCTGCTGAAGCTTAGGAACGGTTCTAATAACGCATGGATCACAGTTGGCTCGCTAACTGATGCAAACCTTGCGCTAGCCACTGCTGCCAGTCCTACTTTTACCGGCAATGTCACGGTGCCTCTTGGAACGGTAAGCCTTCCTGGTATCCGTTTTTCTGGCGACACAGATACTGGTATTTACAGCAGCACTGGCAATACCGTAAACATTGCCGCAGCCGGCACTCTTAGCCACACTTTTACTAGTAATTACAGCACCGCAGCAGTTCCAATTCGAGTGCCAGATGGCACTGCAGCAGCGCCAAGTCTGACCAATAACGGGGACGAAAATACTGGCATTTTCTTTGGTTCGTCTGATGAGGTTTCAATCACAACTGCCGGCACCGAGCGGGCGCAGTTTGATACCAACGGCTTGCACGTTTTGCAGCAAAAGGCTGTTCGGTATTACGACAGTGATAACAGTCATTACGTTGCGATCAGGGCAGCCAGCACGGTTAGCGCCAATGTCACGCTGACCCTGCCAACGTCTGACGGTGACGCTGATCAGTTCTTGAAAACTGATGGCAGCGGGAACCTGTCTTTCGCCACTCCGCCTACTGGCGCGTATGTGCCTACTGGCTCAGTGTTCACGATGGCGACCACTACGGTGCCGTCGGGTTATCTGGAATGTGATGGTTCTGCCGTCAGCCGTACCACTTACGCCGACCTGTTCGCTGCCATCGGAACGACGTGGGGCAGCGGTAATGGCAGTTCCACGTTCAACGTCCCAGACTTAAGAGGCGAGTTTGTCCGGGGTTGGGCAAGTGACCGCAGGGGTGACGGTGTAGATCCAAACTCAGACAGCGGGCGCAGCTTTGCCAGCGCTCAAGGCGATCAACTGCAGGAGCACAGCCACGAGATTGTCGTTGGTCAGCAGAATGTTGGTGACCCCCCAAACCCAATTACCGTTCGTCACTTCTATATCGGCGGCGGACCAAACGAGCAAACAGAAACTGATGGCAGCACCGGCAACTTTGGCTCTGAGACCCGTCCGCGCAACATCGCAATGATGTATGTGATCAAGACTTGATTGCGGGCGGGACTACAATCGGTCTATCTGACTGGATTTAGACCGCTG